CAGTAGCAAACATTATAAATGTTGTTGCTGTTAAAGCTAGTGGAGGGACGGGTGATCTCACCAAAAAGATCACCTGGAACGAGAATGATGACTATTTTTCCAATTATAAAGTGGATACTGAAACTATTGTAATGGATGACTTGTGTAACACTAAACCCAATTTTGTGGCGTCTTCACCGTTATCATGGTTAATTAAGTTTAATAATAATAACCCTGAGTATGCAGTAATGGCAGAATTGGAGTCTAAGGGTAAGTTACCGATTCGACCCTTGACTTTAGTGATTACCAGCAATGTACCGGATTTGATGGCCCAAACATACTCCAATGAACCAGTTTCGATCCTCCGTCGTCTAGATATGAGGGTTAGCGTTACTGTAAGACCTGAATTCGCTTTACCTAGTCAAGATGGTGGGAATTTAATGTTAGATCCCGACAAGGCTAGAAAGTATGTGGAATCGCTTCAGGGTTATGATAAAATATTTCCCAATATGTGGAATTTCACAGTTGAAAAGGCTGTCGCTGTTAAAAATCCGACAGGTGGGCCTGATAGGGCCGATTTCCGGAAGATTTTTTGGAATAACCGGACACTTGAAGATATAACATTGAAAGAGCTTGCTGATTATACTGCGGATGCTGCGAAAGCGCACGCACACAATCAGCGGTGCCTGGTGAAGAAGCAGACTCAACTTCATGAGACTATTGATCTATGTCCAGTTTGTTGCAAATTGTGCATGTCATGTACTTGTGGTTATTTGGAGCAAGCAGGAGAAGAGATTACCGTTGAGACAGTTGATGATGACTCTGAGATAGAAATAGGTGAAGAAGACTTTCGTGGTGAAAATGTTTTCTGGAATTTTATACCGTATAGGTATAGGGGAGATATTAGTGCTTTCTGCAACTATATTATATCTAGTCGCGGTGTCTTTGATTACATTCGTATTCATTGGCAACAGATTTTTATTGGCAGTGTAGGCTGGATTATCGCTTTCATATTAAGACCCTTTTGGATTGGTTTTTTGGTGATTACGACTGGTGGCAATTTAGCATTGCATCTTGTTATGCTATACAGATTGTACTTGTTGTATTGGCACTCACGGGAAAGATGGTTTCGTGTCCGCACTTCTGCAGTTCGTATAGCTAGTAACCCTCTGTTTGTTTGTGTGGTTGGAGTTGGGACCACTTACTTGATGACCAGGGCACTTGGTAAGATACTTGTTAGTTTTATTAAATTTTATAGATCATTTAGTGGCGCAGTTTTAACAGGTCAATCTGCTTTGAATCCTGAAAACAGTGATGAGTATGTGACGAGAAGGCAAGAGCCTAATCCTTGGTATCCTCAATTACCGAAGGTAAAATTAGTTTCACCTGCGATTCGGGCAAAGACAACGGCTTGGCGCGATTTGAACGGTAAGATTCCGAAGAATTGTGTTTTTATTAAAAGTGGGACTAAAGTCACGGGGGCTTTTACCTTCGTACACATTTGTTGGTAGTACCCAATCATTTCATAAGTCCAGAGATGGAGTTGGAGATTTTTCCTCGTGTTAAGTATAAGGGTAACTCACACAGTTATAAGGTTCGGACCACAGCTGATCTGGTCTATCGAGTTCCAAATTCAGATTTGGCTATATTGTACGCCCCCGGTGGATGCGATAAAGTGGACTTCACCGATTATTTCCCAAATGAGCACTTGACAGGGGAAATTGTAAGTTCATTTACATATAGGGGAAGTGATGGTGATTTACTAACAGATAGGGTTAGGATGTCTTTTGGGACAGTGACCACAGATGTTGCTAGTTTTCAAGGTGCTGAGTATGAGTTTCAGAATTTCAATACTTTCCGTGGTCTGTGTATGGGTGTTTTTGTTGGTGAAACTAAACCCGCTAGTATAGTGGGTTTTCATCTTGGAGGGATAACTGATACAAGATATGGTGCGAGTGGAACTTTATTGAGGAAGGACATAGAGAGATCAATTAAATTCTTTGATGTTCCTGGTTTGATTTTTCCTGGAAGCTCTTCTGATATTCCCACGGTTATATATGAGCAACATCTTGGTGGTGAGTCTTTCACCACTAATGAGCCCATCGCTCCTCGGTGTTCTACCAATTTTATACCGGAGGATGGTATAGTAGATGTTTTGGCATCATGTAAGGGCGCAGTTTCTAATAAATCTGAAGTTATTATATCACATTTGTCATCGAGTGTAACCCAACATACAGGTGTTGCGCGAACGCATGGACCTGCTCCCATGGGTCCGCCGGTAGTGAGATCTTGGCACAATTGGTCGTTGGG